ATGACACCGGAACGATATAAAAGACTGACAGACTGGCTCGAAGGACATCCCACCCTGCGGGAGAGCATCATCCTGCTCAACCGCTGGCTCCCCCTCGTGCCTTTCGTCTGCTATCCGGTGCTTCTGGTACTGCTCAACCTCCGGTGGTTCACGATGCTCACCATCGGACGGGGCGGCGGCGCTCTTGATTTTATGCAGGTCATTGCCCGGGCCATTCTCGTTCCGGGTCTGGCTTTCGGGCTGGGAACCATCCTGCGGGCGAGGCTCAACTTTCCCCGCCCTTATGAGCAGCCGGGCTTCGTGCCGCTGGTATCTAAGGAGACCCACGGCAATTCCTGCCCTTCCCGCCACGCACTCAGTGCCGCCGTCCTCGGGATGGTGTGGCTCTACTTCTACCCTGCCGTCGGCGTCGTGATGCTGGCCATCGCCGCCCTCATCTGTCTGCTGCGGGTGCTTTCTGGAGCGCACTTCGTCCGGGATGTGCTGGCAGGCGCAGCCTTCGGGCTTACGTTCGGCTTTGTGGGGATGTGGCTGCTGTGAGAAGCCTTTTGCAAAAAGCGCAAAAAAGTTTCAAATTTCTCTTGACAGAACCCCGGGGCTATGGTATTATACTTCTCGCAGCGTGCTTCGACTCACAGCTGCGAACCATATCAGAACCCAATGGGATAACAACGTGCGCCCGTAGCTCAGGTGGATAGAGCAACTGCCTTCTAAGCAGTGGGCCGGGGGTTCGAGTCCCTTCGGGCGCATTGATGTGGTGCCCATAGCGTAGTCGGTTAACGCGCCAGATTGTGGATCTGGAGACCGTGGGTTCGAGTCCCACTGGGCACCCCACTAAAAAGTCCGCTGCAATGCAGCGGACTTTTTCTTTTGTGGGGATCCCCCGTAGGACTCGAACCAATCTTCAGGAATGTCTATCGCAGCACTGACAACCTCCCCCTCCACTTTATAAATATCTCCAAACAAACCAAGGCCGCAGCCCAGAACACCTTTCCGTGTTCCACGCTGCGGCCTTTTCGTATTTCTCAGCTTCCCAACTGCTTCAGGATATTGGCGACCTCATCGTTGGAGTAGCCCTCCTTCAGCAGTTCGCTGCGGATGGCCGTATCGCTCCTGCCCTGCCGGTAGAGACGGGCGGCGCTGTAAGGTACGATGGTGCTGCCTCCGGACGACAGCACTGACCCGCTGCCCGAGCCTCCCGAACTGCCCGCACTCTTTGCCCCGGCGTTTGCCGCAGCCTGCTGGGCGCTCTGGGCTGCCTTGGACTGCTTGAGCGCCCATTCGCCCTTGGCGATATTCAGCTTTTCGCTGGTCACATTGTTGTTGAACTCCTGCTGGCGCAGGGTGTCCTGATACTGCCGCTCCGCCTGCTCGTTCTTATACTTCTGCTGGGCAAGGCTGTCCTGCCGCTGGGTCTCCTGCATCTGCTGGTCCCACGCAGCGTCAGCACGCTCGGCCGCGTAGGCGCGGTCTTTGGCATACATATTATACCCGGTGTTGGCCAGCGTACCCATCAGCGAGCCGATGCCGGTGGTTCCGGTGATGGCCAGCTGCACCGCGTCGCCGATAACGCCCAGAATGCTCAGCACATTATTGAACGTCTGCTGGCGCTTGGCGATGGCCTGCTGCTCCTGATTGGAATAGTAGCCGTACAGGGTGTCCAGCCGGCCCAGATAGTCCTGATAGCGGCCATAGTCCTGCTCGTAGGCAGCATTGTAGGCGCTGCCCTTCCGGTCGAGCTGACTGTAATAGTCCGACAGCTCCGCGTTATACTGCGCCTGTGCGTTCTGCTCCTGCGTGTTGAGCTGGTCGATCCGGGTCACAACATCGTCGCCCTCACTGTTGTAGGTGTCCAACGCCAACCGGTAGAGGGACGGCAGGGCGTCGTTCAGCGCGCCCATCTGCTGCTGGTACGCCTGCTGGGCCACACTGGCCGCATAGCTGGAGCCGTAGCCGCCGGTGAGGGCCGCAGCCTGTGCGGCGGCGTCCGCGCTGGCATTGCGGGCGTTCTGGGTGTACTGCTGGGCATACTGGCGGTAGAGCGGGTCCTGTGCATAGCTGTACTGGAAGCTGTTTCGCTCCAGCAGCTGACCGATGAGGTCTTCGATGCGGCCCTGATAGATGCTCTCATACTTGCCCGGACGGTTCTGCTGCCAGTTTTTCAGGTCCGCTGCTGCGTTAGTGACGCTCTGACCGGGGGCGTACTCCGCATTTGCCAGTGCATTCTCCACCTCTTTGCGGCTGTTCAGTCCCGCCGTGCTGTAGGAGGACTGGACTGCAGGCTGGGCAGTCACATCTTCCAGCAGCTGCTGTTCTTTCTTTTTCTCGGTGCTCATAAATTCTCCTTTCTCACTGGATGCTGTTCAGCCGGGCGCGCAGCGGCTCCGACATATTTTCCACGTCCAGATTACAGAGCACATATTGTAATTGTTCCTGCATCTGGTATAAGTAGTTACGGATGGCGCGGGCATCCTCCGCGTCCATGTTCTCGCTCAGATGGGGCAGTCCGATCTTCGAAAGTCCCGTGACACTTGCCATGTTCAGTTCACCTCCTGTGCCAGAATGCCGCCCTTCGCGGCGGCGCTCGTCCGGGTCAGGCTGCGCAGGGTGAGCTGACCTCTGCCCTTCAGCCGGAACCGCAGGCTCCCGCACCGCCTCGGCATAAACGGAACATCGAAGCAGCGCCGCCCGTCGGCGGTCAGCTGGGCCAGTGTCTCCCACGCTCCGCTGTCGTAACTCACAGCCACCTCGATGCGGCTCTTCACCTCGGCCTCGAACCGGAGCGTCAGCCGGGAGAGATACAGCTCTTCCGGGCTGTCCAGCCCGATGTTCCCGCTGACGAGCTCGAAGCTCACGCCGTCCTCGATGCCGCCCGCCTGCTGCCAGTTCTCCTCCCGGTCTGCATCTGCGGCCCAGATGGCCTTTCCGTCCCAGAGATAGAGCTGCCCGCCGCTTCCGGCCATCTCGTAGGAGCAGACATCTTCCTCCTGCCAGAGCCCCCGTTCGGTGTCGTAGACCAGCAGCCGCACGGCCTGGGCTTCGCCGCTGCCCCGCACGAGGTGCAGATAATACCGCCCGTCCAGCGCGCCGCCCAGCGCCGACTTCACGTTCCGCAGCCGGGCCGGGTCGAGGGCCGTCGAGACTTTGTTGGGGATGCTGCCGTCCCAGGCCATCACGCCGTCGGGCGAGAGATAATAAAGCGTCTCGTTGATGACGCAGAGGCTCCGGGCAGCGCCCTTTGCCACTCCCCGGCAGCGCAGGCTGCTGAGCTGGAAATCCGAGGGCTTGGAGCCGTAAAGCTTGTGAAGGGTGTTTTCCTTGAAGAAAAGCGCGTATCCCATACAGGTAGCCGCGCCGGTAAATGCCCCGTCGCTGCCCACGGTCACGGCATAGCTGTCGGCGGCAATACCCCGGTAGGAGAACCAGTTGGTGGGGTCGCCCAGCTTGCAGGCATAGATGACGTTCTCCTTGTTGGAGCATCCCCATACCCGGTTGTCGCACTCGGTCAGGTAGTCCATGTCCGGCACCCGGCGTTCCAGCTCCACCACCTCTGCCGAGACGAACTCCCGGCTGACGCTGCCGTCCAGACTCACCCATCTTACCGCTGCGCCGGTGCGGGTCAGACGGCCATAGAACCACTCGCCGCCCGGGTCGGCCTTGACGCGCAGAGCATCTGTGCCGGCGTCGTAGACGATGCGGTCGCCGTCCAGCTCGTTCCACTGCCCGGCCTGTTCTGCTGCAGAGCCGGTGAGGGTCACGGTGTCCTCTGCCGCAAAGTCTGTTCCCACCCCCTTTGCCGAGATGCGGCAGTAGTCCAGCACCACCGCCGACCAGTTGCCGGACGCCTCACTATATACTTCCAGCGTGCTCTCGCTGCTCCATGGCTTTTCCGGGTCTTCCACCCGCAGGAAAAGCTGGCCGTCCGTCGGCTTGTCGGGTTCAGCAGGGCCGCAGCCACTCACCTCGTAAACCTTGCCCTCCGCGTCGCAGGGTGCAAACTCTACGCTGGTGTTTTTGCCCGACCACACCGCGCCCAGAGCGCTCACCTTCCGGCTGGCAGTGTCGAAAGCCAGCTTGTCCGGGAAGATCAGGATCTTCGTTCCGATGCCCACCAGCGTTTTCCTGCCGTTCTCCACGGCGTCTTTCAGAGTCACTTCCATCTCATCAGCGTCATCCGGCGTGTAGACGAGATCTCTGCCGCAGACGGTCAACAGGCCGTTCAGGTGATACATCCCGTTCAGGTCTGCTTCCTCCCGCAGCTTCCGCCGGGGCAGACGGGTGCTCAGGGCCGGGAAATTCCGGGCCGAAAAGTTGATGCCCGCGCTGTACTCTGCCTCGGTGCAGCTGTACGTCTCGTTCAGCCCGCCGAACACCCGCAGCATGTTCCGGGTGTTTTTCAGGCCGTTCCGGTTCGAAAGTATCATCTTTCTCCCTCCTTACCAGCGCCAGCTGCAGCCCCGGGCGGGCAGATTCTTCCGCCGCAGCCACGCGGCCAGTTCGGCTAAGATGCTGTTGTACTGAGCCTGCTCACCGGCGTACCGGTCGTTCTCGCCCAGCGCGGCGTCCGTCATGGCGCACAGATAGTGCGGGTACAGGCTGTCGAAGGGCGGCGGCACCAGCAGCACGTCGTCATCCCGCAGACCGTTGTCCCACGCAATGTCCGCGCCCACGCCCTCCCGGCTGTCGGCGCTGCTGGGCCGGAAAAATTTCTCCCGCAGCATCCCGTCCACCTCGCACAGCCAGCGCTGCCGGGTGCGGGCCGCGACACGGCTGCCCGGGCGCAGCTCTTCGGCTCGCTCCATCGCTTCTCCTACCGTCATAAAAAGCCTCCTTTCGCTTTTTCCAAAAAGGCCCGGCAGAAGCGGCCTTCTCCGCCGTTTCTGCCGGGCCGCGTTGTCTTATTTTACTGGGCCGCAGTCTCTGCCGCAGCGATGCGGGCGGCGGTGTACTCGTCCTGCTGCTGGCTGTGTTCCAGCACCTCGGCCACCTCAGGCGGCACTTCCACCTCCACGCCCCGGCGGATCTTGTAGTTCACGCCGTTGACGCTCACGAACAGATCGCCCTTGTACCGGCTGTTGTCCTTGAACAGCCGGATGCGGACATTCTTCTTTTCTGCCATAGCTTCTCCTTTCCGGCTGGCTCAGTTTGCCGCCGCAGTGGTGGAATAGCTGGACACGCTCTCGATGCGCACCATGTACTGCTCCACCAGACGCTCGGCGGCGCGCATCCCCTTCCAGCCCACAGAGGCGCGCTGGTTCAGCGGGTCGTCGCCGTAGCCCAGCTGCTTGACGATGTGCTCAAGGCCGCCGCCCTCCAGCTCGGTCACGCCGTAGGCGTGGGCGCCCAGCACCAGCGTACCGAACACCGCAAGACCCGCCGGGCAGGTGTCGTCCTTCCAGATCTTGGCCTCGCTGGTCTCGATAAAGCGGATGTTGCCCAGCTTGCCGATCTCGCCGCGGAACATGGTGTCGGGGTCGGCGTACTTGTGCACCTCCATGAACTCCTTGCAGGTCTTGAGGTCATAGGCCGCATAGGGGTGGATGATGGCAACGTAGCTGTCGCCGATGGGGTCAGCGTTCATTGCGCCCAGCTGCGCCGCTGCCTGAAAGAACAGCTTCGGGGTCAGGGTGCAGCTCTTGTCCAGCGCCTTGCGGCTGGTAACGGCGGTCTCGGTGCCGTCTGCGCCCAGCTTGGGGGCGTAGATGACATTGGTGCCGCCCGCCAGCACATCGCGGGTGATACTGTCCATGGTGCGGCCGGCCTGACTTGCCAGCACGCGGGTGGCCTGCACCACGTTGTTGTCGATGGCGGTCATCTGCAGCACATCGGTCAGCGGGGTCCAGCCGCCGTACTGGTGCAGGTCGCTGGTGATACTGGTCACGTTCAGGGCCTGCCCGTTGGGGGTAACACCCTCGGTCAGCGGGGTGCTGGCCTTGGGCAGGCTGTCGTACTTGCGGAACTCGATGGTCTTGCCGCCGTTCTGGGGCACAGGGTAGTAATCCGCAAACTGGTCGTGCACAAGGCGCGGCTCTGCCTGATCGATCAGGCGCTTCTCGTAAAAGGTCTTCATCTCCACCGACATGGTGCCGGTGGTGTTGGTCTGCGCGTCCGCAAACAGCTGGATGTTAAAATTCATCATGCTTTTTTCCTTTCTCCTGTCAGGTTAAAGTTCGATCTGTGCACCGTGCAGCACACGGCGCTCCAAAGCTTCCCGCTGGGCGCGGGTCATGGCGGCTACGTCCGGCCGTACCGAGGCGGCAGCGCCGGGGCGCAGGCCGTTTTCCAGCGGACGCGCAGCGCGCTGCTGCACCCGCTCCACTACCCCCTGCTCCACGGTCTGTGCTGTGGTGCGCAGGGCATCCTCGTAGTGGGCAAGGCGGTAGGCGTCCTGCACCCGCATGCCGGGCAGCTGCATCAGACGGCGCATCTCCGGGTTCTTCAGCTCTGCTTTCAGGTCAAAGCCCGGCTGGCTGCGGCGCATAGCAGCTTCCTCTGCCGCCCAGCGGGCGTGCAGGCTGCGCACCGTGTTCTGCACCGGCAGCGGCAGGGGCGGCAGCACCGGGCGCTCCGGCTGTGCGGGCATTTCCGGCTGCTTTTCCGGCTCTGCCGGGGTCTGACGGGACGCTTCCGGCTGCGCAGCGGGGGCTTCCGGCTTCAGGGTACCCGCAGCCACCGCCTGCCGGGTCTGCTCCGGGCTCAGCGCGGGTGCGGCTTCCCCTTCCGCAAACAGCTGCAAGTCCATCATGCTCTGCTGTCCGCTGCGGCTCACATCCGCAAAGCGCAGGTTGTCCGGGTAGCGCTCTGCCAGCAGGGTAAAGCCTGCCTTGGCCAGTTCAAATGCGCCCTGCACCCACGGCGCTACCGGGGCCTGTGCTGCCACGGCAAGGCGCGGGCCCTCCGGCTCGTCCCAGGCATCGCTGCGGGCGCTCTCCTCCCCTGCCAGCAGGTACACCAGCGCCTGCATCAGGGTGCTTGCGCCAGCGCATACGATGTCCTGCCCGGCGGGCGCGTAGCCCGCGTGACCGGCGGCTTCCAGCCGCAGGCTCAGCCCCTTGGGGCCGTCCAGTTCGCTGTAACATACCTTGATCATCTCACTTCACCTCCTTTCCGTTCCAGTTCATGGCGCGGGCAGCCGCCGCCACCGGCAGCTGTGCTGTCAGGCCGGCAGTGTCCTGCGCCGTTTGGGTGCCGCCGGGCTGCTGCGCAAGGGCGGCAGACAGTCTTGCCATCTGCCCTTGCAGCTGCAACAGCTGCTGCGCCAGCGTGCCGTTCTGCCGCACCCGGGCGCGCACTTTTTCCACCCCTTCAAAATCCATCATTTCCAGCGCCGCAAGGGCAGCATCCGCGTTGGCGGGGTCAAAGAAGCCCAGCTTGTAGCACTCCTTGGCGGTCTCGTTTTGGGACAGGCGGCTGAAGGTGCTCTTTTTGGCGGCGCTGACCACGATATCAAAGACAGGCTCCCGGCTGCCCAGCTCCACCCCGCCCACGGCGGGCACAGGCTTTGCACGCAGACCCTGCGCCGAGAAGGGCACGAATTCGCTCTCGCCGCGCTGCCCGGTGATACGGAACACCCGCTGCTCGTCGTAGAACTGCCGCATCAGCTCAATGATAAGGTAGCACTGCCTTGCAAAGGCGCGGTAGGCGCTCTTGAGCATATCCCGGCTCAGCTTGCTGCCCGCCTCCTGCAGGGCGGCGATGGCGCTGGCGGCGGTCACGCCGCCGGTGGTGCCGCCCTGCGTCAGGTCACGGTTGCCGCTGATCTCCTTCAGCTCCTCGATGCGGCTGTTGCGGTAGCTCAGGCTGTTGCCCTGCAAGCCCGCTGTTTGCAGCGGACGGAAGCTGTCCTCGTTCAGGCGACCCACAACGTGCACGATGTCCCGGCTCAGGTCGGCCAGCTCCTCCTCGTTCACACCGGCGGTATCGCTGAGCACATACCGCTGGCGGGAGGCCAGCAGCACGTTCTCATCCATGGCGTGGTTCATCTTATCAATGGCATTCTGGCAGTCCTTCATCACGTCGATGTAGCCGAACCCGGCAGGGGAATCCTCCTCCACGAACAGCGGGTCGAACACAAAGGGATACTTGCCGTGGTCGTACAAGCCGCGCGCTGCCAGCGCCGGGTCGTTCTGGCTGGCATACAGCACCACGCCGTTGCACAGCTTGCAGTAGTGCAGCCGCAATTTGCCGTTCTCGTCCGGGCGCTTATAGTACCAGTCCACCACCACGCTCTTGTTGGCGGTGGTCTGGCCGTCCTCGTGGATGTACCGGGGCACGTCCACCACCCCGGCGGCGTGCCCTGCCAGCTGCGGGTACTGCGCGGTCAGCCGGGCGGTGTCCTCAAGGCTGAGGTGGAACAGATCCGGCGAGTCCTGAATATCCTGCACGCCGGGCTCCCAGTAGAGCATCAGCAGGTTGACGCTGCGCACCGCAATGTCGCCCAGCCCGCCGCGCGCCGCCGGGTCCCAGAAGATGCCGGTAACGCCAGTGCCCTGCTTGAGCTTGCGCCACCAGACATCGCTGTACACCTGCTCGTAATCCGCCTGCTCCAGCACCACCGGCAGCACGCTGGAAAGTGCCTGCGCTGTGGCCTGATCGTCTGCCGCCCGGGGCAGCACCATGGGCTCGGGGTAGTTGTCCATGGCATCTGCGTGCTTGTTGGCGATGCTGTTGAACAGCCACCCGCTGGAAGGCTGCGCCTTGCCGGGCATCAGCGGGTCGCGGTAGTTTTTCCAGTGTCCCATGCGGAACCACAATTCGTTATCGATCAGGCGCTTGTCCAGCGCCGCCTTGCCCGCCTTGTAGCGCTGCAACGTCTGCAATGCAGCCGCCGCCTCTGCCGCGCCGATGGGCAGGCTCTCTGCTCTTGTATCTTCCATAGTTCTTTCCTTTCTGTCCTGTTTTTTCAGATGCGGTAGAACCGCGCCTGCCGGTGCAGTTCCAGCGGGTCGTCCGGCCTTGGCGGCGCGGCAGAGGCCTCGGGCGGGCTGATGGGATGCTCCATCAGCACATAGCGGCACTCGTCGTAGATGTGATCCTCCTGCCGGGTGTCGATATCCTCCACATTGCTCTCATCGTACACAAGGTTCGGCAGGGTGCGGATAAAATGCTTGCAGCTGCTGAACACCTGCAGCATCGGCCGTCCGTCCGGCGCGAACCGCAGCCGGTAGTGGAACTGCATCTTACCTGCCAGCCGGGTGTGATCCCCGGGCTGCCAGTGCAAAAAATGCGGGCTGCGCTCCATCATGGCCGCAATGCTCTCGCCCCGGCTTTCGTCAAAGATGGCGGGGTCTGCCACTCCGTGGATCACCCTGCCCCGCAGCAGCGGGTCGTTTTGCTCAGCCTCCCGGATGCGCTTGGCCTGCTCCACCGGGTCGATGCGCAGGCCCTCGTTGGGGCGGCCCGTGCAGCCGTACAACTCCTTGATGCGGTACAGCCGCCCCTCCTCGTCCACCGCATACCACCCCACCGAAAAGGGCTTGGAAAAGCCAAAGTCGTACCCGCGCCAGATGGGCCAGTGCTTGGGGATGGCAAAGGGCGCGATGACGTGGGTCCAGCGCTGATCCTGATAATGCGCCGGGTCGTTGCGCCATTCGGTGAACACCTGCCCGGAAAAGCTGTCCCAGCTGCCGTAGAGCAGCGCCTGCTTTTCCGCCTCCGGCAGGCTGGCAAGGCTTGCCAGATACCCGGGGTCGTTGGCCAGCAGGGCAGGGTTGTCGAACACGCTGGACGGGATGAATACCCGCGCCCGCTCCATCTGCTGGTCGGTGCCGTCCGGCAGACGCACCGTGACCGTTTCCACAATGGGTGTACCGGGCGGGGCAGGCGTGATGAACCGCGCCTTTACCCAGCCGTGACCGATGCCGCCGGGGTTGGTGGTGGCACGCATATACACCCGGGTGCCCGGCCCGGTGGGGCGGTTGCGGCTCATCATGTAGCTGTACTCGTCCCACTCAAAGTGGGTCAGCTCGTCAAAACCGATAAAATCGTAGGCTTTGCCCTGATAGTTGGTGCGGTCCTTGGTGTACTGCATGGAGCCAAACCAGATCTTCGCTCCGCTGGGAAAGACCCATACATGGGAGGTAGCGTTGTACTGCGCCTCCGGGAAAGCCCGGCGGTAATACAGTTGGCTCTTATCCACAAGGTCGGAAAGCTGTGGGTAGGTCTTGCGCAGGATCAGCGCCCGGTAATGCGGGATGTGCACCTGCCGCAGCGCCTCGATGAGCAGTGCATCGCTCTTGCCGCCGCCCGCCGCGCCGCCGTACAGCGCCTCCGGCTCCGGTCTGCGCATAAATTCCAGCTGCCGGGGCTGCGGCTTCCACACAATGACTGCCCGCTCGGTCCTGTTCAT